GCGGGGACGCAGTACGGCACGAACACGCTGGCGATCAACATGGGCCAGTGGGACTTCGTGGCGGGGGTGTACGACAACAGCTTTCCGCTGAGCGGCAATCTGAGCATCTACCGAAGCGGCACGATCGACACGACGACGAGCACGAACGACGTTGGCGGCGACACCCAGAACTTCCTCGCCGCATACAGCAGCGTCGCGAGCCAAGGCGACATCGACACGGACATGACCTTCGTGGCGAAGAAGGCCCTGACCGCACAGCAGCTTTGTCGCATGTGTTCGTGCGGCATCGCGCAAGCCGACTACCCGCCCGCAGAGCGGTGCATCTGCAACGGCGCGGCGTATGTCGCAACAGGAAGGAACGTTTCACAATGTGGAAGCTGTACTCTGCCGGCCTGCAACGCGGCGGCACCATGACGACAGACTGTATTCACGACTGGCAACCACAGAACGTGGTCTACGCCCTGAGCATGCGCCTGTGGCAATGCACGCTCTGTGGTCGGAGCGAATTGAGGCCGATCCGGACGTGGGCGGCTGCGGTCGTCACGGCGATGCTTCTCTTTGCGATGCCTACTTGGGCGTCGCTCGACTGTCCCGAGGTTCCGCAGGCGTCATGCGTCCCGGCCACGCGAGCCTCGGCTCGGTTCGGCTTCCTGCCGACGAGCAACTTCGCCAGCCAGGGGCGGATGAACTGGCTATGGCGCGGCATCGACTTCGCTTCGATCGGCGACCCCGTGACGGGCACGACGTGGACGACGCTCTGCGTCTACGACGACGACGGCTTGGCGTGGTCGGTGGAGATGGGGCCGCAGACCTTCCCCGGCCACACGACGAATTGCAACGGCTACGAGGTTATCGGTGTTCCGGACAGGCCAGCAAAGCCGTGTTGGTTTGCGAAGCCGAACGGCGGATGGGCGTACAAGAACCGGCGTAGCCCGCCGCACGGGCTCACGTTCCTCCAGGCGTTCAAGCGGCGGGACGAGCATGTGTTCAAGCTTCGGGCGAAGGGCGTCTACATGACGAATCCGATTCTCGATCACTCGATCCCCTACCGACTGCCCATCTCGCCCGTCGTCGTGGAACTGTTCCAAGAGGAGATGGGCCAGCCTGAGACGCGACGATGCTGGAGGAGCGGTCATTGACGCGCTCACAGATTCAGGCCGCGGCGTTGCTCCTGGGAGGCTTCGCGATCATTCCGGGGCTGCTCGTCTGCTCGCTCCTGTTCTGGCCGTTCCTGGGAACACAGGCTACCCGACAAGGACGTCGTTGAGGAGAGGACCGTTGAGTGAAGGAGAACGAAAACACGGCGCTCGGCTACAGCACGCTGCTTTCCATGACCCTGTGGGAGTGGGTGAGATTCGTTCTTGGAGCGATGTCGCTCGCTGGTGTACCGCTATGGGGCGCGATTTCGGTGAGAGATCAGCTCGCGAACTTGCGGCACAACCTGGAGCTGCACCGCCGCGAGCGGCACGAGCGGACGACCCTGGAGTCGCAGGAGCGGCTAGCGGACATGGAGACACGGATGCGGCTGGTCGAGCGACTGTGCGTAGGGAGGCCCGAATAATGCGGTACATGGTGGAGCTGGGCGGGTTCGTGACGATCGTCTTGTGGGGCACTGCCTGGGCGATGGGCTGGCTTGGGTGAAATGAAAGGAGAGTGGCAATGCCGAACATGAAAGTTCCTTACCAGAAGAGTGTGGTACGGGAAGCGAACAAGCGCGCTCGTGCCGCTGCAGGTACGATTACCAAGGTGAAGAAGGCAGCAGGCACTGACAGTACGTTGGGGATGTCTCCGAAGCAGGTACAGAAGATCATAAAAGCGCAGCAACGCTTGTGGCAAGAAACTGGCGAGCTGTTCAACTCCAAGCGTGGCGTCATCCCAGAGGCAAAGGCTTCGGCCCGCCGTTCGGTGAAGCTCCGGTAGGTGGTCGGGGTGAACGCCTCCTGGCTCGACATTGCCGTGCGTGTCGTGGCTATCGCAGCAGGCATCGCGGCAGGTGTGCAGCACGTCGAGCTCCAATGGCAGGGCCAGGACGTGCGAGTAGTGATGCAGTACCTCGCGCGGAATGACTGCGCGGCGGAACTGCGCGGCGGAGCGGAGCGAGTGAATCTCTAGGCCAAAGTGGCGGGGATTAAGGCCCGCAAAGGAGGACGCAATGCTGGTCAGAATCTTGACTCTGAGCTTCTTGGACGGATACCGAACGATGCTCGGCGCGCTCGGTAAGATGCTTGTTGGCCTGGGCCAGGTTGCCGGGGCGGTGAGCGGCTCGACGGACTTGATGAACCTGATAACTCAAGTCAGCCCTGCGATCGACGACATTTCCACCGGCTTCCTGGGTCTCGGGATCGCGGGGAAGATCGTAAAGTCTCAGAGGTAGAGAGCGTCAGAAGCCGCCGGCGTCGACGACGAGCCTTTTCATGGTTCACACCTCCGTCGTGACCAATTCCGCGGCCCGCAGAATCGACTCGAAGTCCAGAGCGTAGTCGGCTATCAGATTCGCCTTGTCTAGTCCGTTCACGATCCTCCGCGCGTTCCGGTAGTCCGCCAGCCGCGCCGTGATGTAGTGGCCGAAGCGACGGCCCGTGAACAGCCCCTTGGACATCCCCGTCGAGATGATGCAGTAGGCGACGCCAGGGAGCAGGGCCTTCTCGGGATGCTCCACTAGCTCATCACGCAGGCCGATGGCGCGGCCGACGCGCAGGTAGTTCGCCCTGCCAGTGATCTGGACGTAGCCCCGGCCGCGGTAACGGTAGCCGTCCCCGGGCTGAGTGTTGCCGAGCCTCTTCCCGATCCTGGTCCCTGGCTCGTACTTGTCGAAGTACGACCTGCGGCCGAACTCCGTGATCGGGCGCCAGACGTCCGCACACTCGTGACGCACGGTCGCCAGCATGTAGGCCGCGCGGCGGATGTCCTTCAGTTGCGCGTCGCCCTCCATGAATCCGAGCAGTTCCTCGATGCCGTCCACCTGGGATTGCATGAGTGGCCGCCGGAAGCTGAGTCGGTAGAGGTCGAAGAACGTCTTTCGGTCGATTGGCTGCATCCTCAGAACACCTCCGAGACGTCCAGGTCGCCGCACTGCGGGCACACGGGCGTCATCCGCATGATGGACATGACTTGCTCCGGGGTGAGCGTCCACGAGTAGTCGCAGCCGCCGCAGACGTAGCGGTGCCGGCGACTGGCGAACTCCGTGCCCGGGATGGGAAGCTTCGTCGTGGGGTCGTACTTCATCCCTCCTCCAGTCGCACGTGCAGCCGCAACCAAGCTTCCTCGTGCATGATGTCGTGCCGTTTCATGGGGGACGAGTCGCCCCAGCGGAGATTCCCACGACTCGCCTCGTCCTGCAGCCACTTCCTGACGATGCGCCGCGCGTCCTCCATCGCCAGGCGGTAGCCGATCCATGCGCCCGCCGTCACTGTTGCTGCGCCAGTCTCCTCGCAGACGCGAACGAGACGCTGGCGGGTGATCTCGTCGGTTTTGCTGACACTCGCCTCGCTCATCGCTTCAGCCTTTCGTCGTCGGCCTTGAACAGGATCGCATCGCAGGGCCACGACGTCGCCATCGTAGCACCAGAACCAGCCCTCCTCGTCGCGGTATCCCTCGAAGATGCCTGTCGTCCCTGCTGAGATGAGCAGCACTGTCGAGCGATCGCGTGGGCAGTACATCGACTCACGCCATCCTAGATTCCTCAGGTCGTCGTACGCCTGGAACATGGCTGCCAGGAATTGCGTCTCCTCTGGCGTCTTCTTGTAGATCGCCTTCGGATCGCTAGGGAGCGGACCGAAGCCGCCGGCCTGCATGTCCTCTTCCGTGCAGGCGAAGGCTGTTGTGCCATCGTGGAGCTTAATGATCATCACATCACCTCGGGGTCATCCGCGTGCGTCACGGATATTACTTTGCCGATGCTATCCCCAAGCTCGTTCGAGTGCAGAACGAGCGTATCCGGACTCACCACTTCGTCCTCGAACCACGAACGCGATTCCGCATCGTCATAGAAGATCGACGATTCGTACTCGACCACGATCACCATGCGACGCCTCATCGCGTCACCCACTCCGGCAGGCGATCGAGCTGAAACCCGGCCGCGTTGCGATGGCCGCCGCCACCGAATACCTTGGCGATCTCGGAGACGTCGATGGCATCCTCGCCTCGGGAGCGAAGGGAGAACTGAAACTTCCCGTCGCTCCGGTGCCACCAGACGATGGAAAATGGGTGGCCTTCGCAGAGGCGTTCGCCCAGCGTCGCACATTCCCAGAACGGAGCGTTGACGCAGGGCACAGGATAAAAGCGCGGCGACTCACCGTCGCCCCATTTCCCCTTCCACTGACGCGACACGTCGGTCCCTGCGGACCACATGTCGAGATTGACCATCCGCCACAGCGCGGTCGGCTTCGTGATGTCGCGGATGTAGCCGTCGGTGGTGGCGAGTGACGCTTCGCCCCGGCCGACGAGAAGCTGGAACTTGTAGTCGTCGACGATCTGTTGCGGCAGCTCGTCCCACTCCTCGAATGTCTGTGGAACGAGGCGGATTGCTGCCGACACCGCTCGCGACTGCGGCAGCTTCCATTGCCATAGGTCACGGTCTTGGATGTACTCGACGAACTGGCGTTCGGGCGTGCCGGGCGTGTCGGGGAACCAGTAGTCGAGCGCCATCATCGCGCCGCTGCGGTTCATGTCGAAGTAGACACGAACGTTGCTCCTTTCGGATCCGGGTTCGGCTGTCTCCGCCTCTATGCCCGCTAGGTCCGCTTCCGCCGTCTTGTGATGATCGAGCACGACGAGTGTCGCTGCGCGCCATGCGATCTCCAGCATCACCGGGCGCTTGTATGAGAAGTCGACGATGTAGACGTTCTTCCCGTCGATCAGCTCCCAGGGCGGAGCCTCGCCGTAGCCGGCGGGAAAGTATGTTGCCCCATCGTCGCCGAACTTGCGCCAGGCGACCCAGGCGGCGGTGAAGCCGTCATAGCAGTTGCCGTGATAGATGATGGTGGTGTCTTTCATTCGCTCCTCCTTATGGCCCTACGAATGCGTCGTGGCCCATCGCTGTCACGCCACAATGCTTGCACGTGACAGATGACCACGAGCCGCCGTAGTCTTCTACTTGTACGCGAACGGGGCCGGTGAAATCGTGCTCGCAGTCCCGGACGAAGTGGCCTTCTTCCTGCTGCAGGCACTCAAGCGGGTCCAGGGTGCAGACCCCCGGACCTCCGCAACGGTAGCCGCAGGCGCAACGGCAGCCCATGGCTATTGCCCCAGGGCCCGAACGATCGCCGCGAACAAAATGTCCTTCATCTGCTGCTCGGGCGGCAACGCCTCGAAGGGCACCATGCAGGGATGCTCCTTCTTCTCCGCGTCCTTGACCGGGCCGAACTTCCACCCGGAGTCGGACTTCTCCTTCAGCCACGACTCGTGACTGAGCGCAGGTGTCGCATCCGGGTTGTCCAGGTGCATGCGCACGCCATTGACAGCGCTCGTGCGCTGCCAGTCCGGAGCCTCCTCCCAGGGTACTTGGGAGTGATCCCCCAGGGCTTCGCAGTATCCTCGATTTGCCGCGTGGCACACGCGAGCGATTTGTTCTTCAGTCATTACCCTCTCCTCCTTGCGGCACGTCCGCCGGATTGTGCTCGCCGGCTTCGGCCCGCGCGAGGGCCTCGGCGAAGACGTCACGTGTCATGGTGTCACCTCCATCGGCTTGATCCAGATGTTCGCCCGGCCTCTGCAGACGCAGCGATCGCCCTTGCACTCCAGCGCCGCCGTGCGCCGCCTGCGGCCGACGCACTGGATGTCGATAACGTTCGTGAACACGACGGGCTGATCGGGGCACTTCGTGATCTCAACCCGGCAGTCGTCGTGGTCGTCGTGGGCTCGACGCACGTCGAGTCGCACGTCTCGGGGCAGGCGTCGAGAAGTATCTGGCTGGAGCTGGGGCTTCGAGCAGTGGTGCGACTGCAAGGGGCAGCACTGGAAGGTGCAGTCCCGAGCTCCCCAGCTCACGGCCGCGTAGGCGAGCAGCGCGACGGCGGAGAGGAACGCCAGGGCGTTTCGGAGTCCGCGCCACAGACGGGCGGTGTCGCTGTCGAGGTCGAAATCGTAGTGGTCACTCATGATCGTTGCTCCTTGCTTGGTTGCGCCTCCGTGGCCGTTGCCGGCGAGCGGGATTGCTCGCGGGTGAGATCAGGCTCCCGAATCCGGTTGCTCGTCGAGAGGCCGCCCGGCCTTGGTCATGTCCCCCTCCTTGCCGCGCCACGCGGATCAGTTGCAGCACCCGGCATCGCCGGCGCGTCGAGTGCCGGGTTGAGGGCCAGGAGACCGATGCAGGCCGGACAGGTCGTCGCGTGTCTCCGGAGGGTCCAGGAGGCCCGACGAAGGTCGATGGCACGCGGTTTCGTGAAGCAGAGTGCGGACACGGCTCCGTCCGCCCTGACGAACTTGGCGAAGTGGAGCCGCCTTCTCGCCGTGATCGCTGAGCGTCTCACAGTGCGGCCCTCACCCGGACCGCCGTCCGCCAGGACCCATCGGTCGGCACCCACGGCAACGGTGCGCTTCGGTCCAGCCACTCCAACCGTCTTTCGCTTCATGCGCTCTCCCTCCCCCCTCTTCTGTCTTCCTTCCCATCGACATCCGCGCTTGCCTCCTCGGCGGGATTGCCGAGAGGTGTTGCTTTGCTCAGCAGGTCTCGTCGCGCCGTGGGGCGAACGACGGGATGTCGTGGCCCTTTTTCCGAAGGACGCAGATCGCCTGGAGAGCGGCGACGAAGGCCCCGTCCAGACTAGACGATCGTCCGTGCGCGATCGGAGGGCCCTGATGGTGGATCTCCCACCACGCGCCACCTGCGGCCCTGGGGGTCTTTAACGCCCGGAGCATCCACTCTCCCCGTACCAGCGTCATCGCAGCTTCAGCCCGTGCTTCTCGGCGTAGAGAGTGAACGCCGCGAGGTACACCTCACGAAGCGGTATGCCCGCGATTGCCGCATGTACCTTGAGCGCCCGGTGCATCTCGGTGGGAACGCGGACCATGAGCGCCCTCCAGTCATGTGAGGACTCTTCGACATTATTCTTCGGCCTCATTCCTTTCCCTTCTGCCGCCAATGGTAGAGCCGGGCGGCGGCTGCCCATGCGTCATAGTCCTCCTGCTCGTCGTGCCGGACGGCCGTCACGCCCGTCTCGCTCACGTAGCAGGCCAGTCGATAGCAGGGCGCCCAAGGCGCTCGTCGTACGTGGCCGCAAGCACGATGCCGTCCATCCTGTACGCCGCGGCCTGCGGGCAGTGGTTCGGGGAGTACTGCGGGGGAACGTCCGCCCGGGAGGGGCTCTCCTCGCGGTGCGTACCGGACGGACGCCCCCCGCAGACACACGCTGACTCCAGCTCCTCGATCCGTTGCCGCATCGCCGCAACCCTCGCTTCCAGCATCGCCACGTAGTCGTCGTGAGCCGTCACGTTTCACCCACGTGCTTTTGCAGCAGGGCCGTCACGAACTCCCTCGTGCTCATGTCGGCCTTGATCGCCGACATCCTGACCGCCTTGTGCAGCTCCTTCGGCAGCCTCACGAACAGTGTCCGCGCGTCGTTCGGGCGGGGAGTCCGCGCCTTCGTTGGCTTGTGCAGTCTCATCGTGCGTTCCTCCAGTGGTAGAGCGTGACGGCCGCTGCCCACGCGTCATAGTCGGACTGGTCGTCGTGGCACTCCACTTCGACACCCGTCTCGCTCACGTAGCACGCGATCCGGTACGCGAACCCGAGCCTCGTGTCGCGGTCGGCCCGGTAGAGGCCGTCCATCGTGTAGGCCGCCGTCTGCAAGCGGTGGTTCGGATAGCGCCGGCCCGTCTTGATCTCCAGGACGATCAGGCCGTCGTGCGAGCGCCGCTGTGCGATCCGATCCAGCGTGCCCGCGTAGAGCATGTCGGGGTGGTAGACCATCACCTCCTGATCGACGATCGCGAGCTTGTCTGCCTCGAGCCATTCGAGCCAGCGTTCCGCATGCCTGGCATAGAGCGGGTCGCAGTTGTCCCAGTCGAGCCGGCCGAGCTCCGCGAGCCTGCACGCCTCGTGGATGTGCGTGCCCTTCAGCATGGCTGCCTCGCGGATGTGTTGAGGGACGCCAGCGAAGGCGGTCGCGCTGCCCGTGGCGTCGAGGATGGTCGAGACGCGGGGGACGGGTGCGCCGTCGATGGAGTACGAGTCCCCGAGACGCACGCATCGGGGGGCGTCGTCGGCCGTGGGCTCGGGCCGGCTGTCCATCCCGCCGAGCGATACCCTCATCGCGACACCAGATCGGCCACGACAGCAACCAAGCACCCAAATACGAAGCCCATAATCATCCAGCCGGCCGCATCGGGTGCCGTGCACGCCGTCGCAGCAGAGGTCGCTGCGGCGATTCCCTCATCGAGCACCGGGACCTGGAAGAGCGTCATCGGGCCGCCTCCGCTACCGCCGCCTCCAGCATCTCGCCGCACACCGTGTCGTACGCCTTCCAGTGGACGTGACTGAACCGCTGGCATCCATCCTGCCCGCACCGACACGGCTTCCGCTTCGCCGCGAGAGCTTGGCGCAGGGCCTTCTCGGCGCGGTCGCGATGGTCCTTGTCGCTCGTCAGCTCGCTGAGGAGCGCATGCAGGCGACGGACGCGCGCCTCGGAGATGGAGCCCGGAGGGGCCTCGCTCAGTTGCGCCGGCTCCTCCTCCGGCTCGACGGCCTTCGGGGCCGCTGGCGCATCCGCCGCCCGCGCCTCCGGCGTCATGTCGTCGAGGTCGAGCGTAAAGACGTCGGACACGCCGGCCACGCGGATGCAGGCATCGATAAAGCTGGATTTCGCCGCCATCTTGATCGACTTGTTGACGTCGCCGTAATCTTCGGAGATGCGCCGGCAGGCGCGGCCCTCCGCCACGACGACGTCCGAGCCGACGCGCCGGAGCGTGCATTTCAGAGCGATGACCGCGTGCTCGTGGTCGTCGGCTGGCACGCCGAGCATCGAGTGCGTGTCGCCGTCCTTCTCGAACGTGGCGACGAGCTGGAAGATGCCGGCGATCTTCTCCGCTCCGGGCTTCAGGAGCACCGGCTTTGCGCCGCACGCCTGGCACTCGCCCATGACGGCGACGGCCTTCTCGTTCGGGCACGGCCGCTTGTTCGGCACGCGCCCGAGCTTCCGGTGGATCACGCGCCAGTCTACTCCCGGCGTGAGCTGGGAGCGGAGCCATTCCGCGAGGGTGCGGCGGAAGTCGCCGAACGCCGCGAGCCGCGCGGTGAGAGCCGCCACGTCGCCGTCGAGCGCCTGGTGGGCGAGCGGCGTCGAGTCCGTGACCACGGTCGGGATCAGTGCGTCCTTGCTCTTCATCACGCCTCCCCCGCCGTCGGAGCGACCTTCGCGCAGACTTCGAGGAGTCGGCGAATCGTCTCCTCGTTCGCGGCCAGTTGCTCCCACGTGTGGGCGTGGAGCGCCTGCCTGACCTCGATCAGGCGCTCCAGGCAGGTGCGGATCACTTGCCGACGCGCCGGCACCGCGTACCGACGCGAGGCGGACAGCAGGCACACGGCGTCACCCGTGGCCCGGTACAGTTCGTTTCGGATCGCTTCCATCACTCCCCCTGTGCCGGTCCCGATTGCTGCCCGGCGGACTGGCTCTCGATCCACGAGAGGATTTCGCGGCGGTCGCGGAACCAGAGCCCGCGCATCGCCCAGTCGAGGTCATCGCGAGTGCAGTGGCCGGCCACGTAGGCGTCCGCCGCGTGCCAGGCGTCGGCGACCATCTCGGCCATCTGCTCGTACCGGCTCGGCCGACGACGCTCGCCCGGCAGAACGTCGGGGTGGTCGTCGGGCGGGTCGAGCGGCGGCGCGTAGCCGCGGAGGTCGTCGGTCGGGATCATCGGTTGGCCTCCCTCGCCTGGCGCATCTCGGAGAGTGCCAGGCGGCTGCAGCGGACGAAGCCGCGCGTGTAGACGTCGAGAAGGACGACGATCAGGGACCGCCGGTCCGCTTCCGACGCCTCTAGGTCGAACGCGCGGAGTATCTGCTCCGCGACGTCCCCGACCTCGTCGACCGCGGCGGTCATGATGTCTTGCGTCTCGTCACTCACGAGAACGATTATATGCTCTGCTAGCAAAGAGTGTCAAGTGGAGGCGCTAGCGCAACGTTCCCGCCTGGTTAGGGCGGCGGCGAGGCGAGTCAGCCAGACGGGCCGCTCGATCTCCAGGTAGCGCCGCCATGCGTCCTCGCCCGCGATAAGGTAGGTGGCGGGCGCGATCTTCAGGGCCGGGAACCCGAGTCTGCGCCCCCGATCGAGGAGCCGTTCGGCCTCGGGGTTCATCGGGCTTCGTCCATCGACGCGACGCAATGGCCGATGATCTCGGCCACCTGGGGCACGATCGCGTTGCCGAGTTGCCCGAGCGCCCTCTCTACTCGCTTTCGAGCCAGTCGGAGGGGAAGCCCATGAGCAGGCATACCCACACCGGGTTCAAGAGTTCGCGGCGGCTCCCACTCGCACTGCGGCTCGCCTGGGCCTGCCGGCCAACGTCCCCGTTCGCGGCGTCCGTCAGGCTCGTCCCGGAATGCGCTCTCGGCGAGTGCCGCTGCCCGCTCGCCTTCAGCTCCGCGAGTACGCAGAGCAGGCACGTTTTCGACGAGAACCCACCGTGGGCGCATCTCTCGGACGATCCGGGCGAACTCTCGCCAGAGCCCGCTACGTTGTCCTGCCTCAAGGCCCGCCCCCTTCCCGGCTGTCGAGATGTCCTGGCAGGGAAATCCCCCGCAGATGAGGTCGACGGGCTCAAGGTTGTCGGCTCCTGAGAATCGTACATCGTTCCTCCTGGGGACGTCAGGCCAATGGCGCGCAAGCACGTCTCGGCAGTACGGGTCGGCCTCTACCTGCCACGCGCACCGCATGCCGGCACGCTCGAGGCCCAGATCGAAGCCGCCGATGCCGGCGAACAGGGAACCGAATCTCATCGGACGGGAATCTCCACGATGTCGATCCCGTGAAGCGCCTGCATGAGCTTCCGCTTGAGCCTGTAGACGGCCGTCCGAACACCTTTCACGTCTTCGACGACCGGGAGTCCCTGGCGGTCTAAGTAGGCGAAGTCCGCCACGTAGGTGCCCACGAGCACCGTCCCGACCCGGAGCGGGAACCTCGGATGCACCTGTAGCCGAGCGATCTCCCCCGCCGCCTCCATGAGCCTGAGGTCCTCGTACCGCCTCGCCTCGGCCTGGGAGTCGAAACGAAGGCCATCCACTGAGACGCGCCTGTTCCCGTACTTGGACCGTCGGGGGCTGGTTGTGGGGTTGCGCCCGTCCTGGGGCTTCCTGGCGCGAAATACGGCCATTCTCGTTAGCCCCCGTGGTGCCGATCCTGGATGGATCGCCAGACGGCGGGCCGGGAGAGCCTCAGATGGGCTTCGGAGGCGAGCTGCCAGGCGCGGAGGGGTGGGACGCCGGCCTCGATGGCCGCGTCGTAGGCCCTGAGGGCGGCCCTGGACGCCGGCACGAGCTCGGGATCGTGGGTCTCGGCGGTCCGCAGGCAGGCGAGGAGCCAGGTGCGGGGGGCCGGCTTCTCGTGCCGGGGCAGGGACTCGACGGCCGAGAGGAGGTCGCGGATCGCCACCTGGTAGGGGGTTTTCGGTTCCGGCCTCATCGGCTGAGGCCGTCCAGGTAGCGGCGGGTGGCGGCGGCATCGGGGACGGAGCGCCCCTGCCCGTCGTAGCCCTCCACGCCCGACGCCATGCGTCGAAGGGTCGCGATGGTTGGGAAGCGGTCGAGTTCGCGGCCCGCTTTCTCGCAGGCGCGAAAGAGCCTCGCCGGCACGAGGTCGGAGAGGTTCTCCAGGTAGAGCGCCAGCCGCTTGGAGTCGAGGGGCTCCCGGAAAGCCTGGGCCAGGCTACTCAGACTCGTCGCCAGTTCGGCGGTCTCGGTTTCTGTCATCGAGGTATCTCCTCTCTCCGACTCGCCTGCGGTAGATCGCCAGGGCGAGGTTGACGGACGCCGCGTTCCTGGCCGTGGACTCGGACACGACCCCTTCGGTGGCGAGGCTCGGTTCGTCCTCCCATGATCCCCGATTGATCCAGGTGGCGGGATTCGGGATGAACCCGGTGATCCACTTGACGGTCTTGGATTGCCACTCCAAGGCGCGGAGGCAGGCGTCGAGCGGGGGGCGGTGCTTTTTCCAAGCCTTCTGGGCCGCCTTCTTCCCGACCTTGTTCGGGTAGGCTGCCCAGAAGGCGTCGAACCCGTCGTCGACCTTGGCGACACGTCCCCCCGGCGGGGGGACTATAGGGGGGTTCCGGTCTTGTTCATCTGGGTCTTGTTCCAATGAGTCTTGTTCAAGGGTGGTCACTGGTGACCCCCTCCCCTGGTCACTGGTGACCCCCTCCCCCTGGTCACTGGTGACCCCCCCCGTGCTCTCTGGCGAGCGCAGAACGTAGACATTCGACCGCTGCCGACCGTCCTCATCGTATCTGGCCTCAGTCGCGAGCAGCCCGACCGAACGCAAGGCGCGGATCGCGCGCCTCACGGTCGGGTCGGAGAGGCCGCAGAGATTCGCGACGGTCCGATGGCCGGGCCACGACTCGCGCGATTCGCTGTCCGCCATCCGCGCCAGGACGCAGTATACGGCGAACGCCGTCGGGCCAATCCGACGAAGGTGGGAGTCGATGATCTCGTTCTCGACCCACCACCACCCGCGCTTCCGCCGGTCCGTAACGGAGTTCAGGGCTTTCTCCTCGGGCCGCCACGTCGGCCGCCGATGGGCATCTGCTCGGACAGGTCCCAGCCGTCGTGCTGCCTCGTGATCGCCGGCGCGTCCGCCAGCACCCGGCTGGAGATGCCCTCCGCGTCGAGTCCCAGGTGCGCGCAGATCGATCCGAGCGAGTACAGGTGATCGTCCTCGATGTCGCGGAACCATTGGACGATCGCGGCATGCCGTTCCCGCCATGCAGGGCGGTTGTCGTCGCGGATGTACCGGACCATGCGGTGGAGCTCGACGATGCCGTCCTCGAGCACGGCGAGGAGCAGGCGTTGCTCCGGGGTGAGGGGACGCCCGAACGACTGAGAGAACGTCTCGGCCGCCAGGGCGTCACCCTCCCACGGGCCGTCATGTGCGTAGGCGGAAGTGGGCCGGGGGCTACGCATCGAGAGACGAGGGGCGCTGTTCATGGGGGCGTTCTACCACGTAGCCGCACGAGCCCGTCTTTCGTATCCGGATACCTGGCAGGGCGGCGCGGATGACGCGAGGGTCCAACCCGAGGACCTCGCAGCACCACTCGTACGACCAGGCCGCTCGGGCACGGGATCGGAACCACCGGAGGGCCTCGTCCCGCAGGACGGCCCTCGCCTGCGCCGCGATGCCCCATTCCGCGCCCGCGAGAGTGGCCCTGCCAGCCACGCAGATGAGCGCGTCGGCGAGGACCGCACGGACGAGCCGGGCAGGGCCATTGCGTGGCTCTCCGTCGCTCTCAGGCGGTGGGCCGTCGGGTAGCGCCGCGACGCAGGAGAGTTGCTGGCGGGTGAGCCTGAGGGCGCGGTCCGGGATGCGTTTCGCGCGGGCGCTCATCGGGAACCCCGGCGCGTGTGACGCCGTGCGTCACGGATGGCGAGGACGCCGGCCGCGAACCCGGTAAGTACCGTGATTCGCGCGACAAACTCGGCGACGGCGAAAAGAATCGTGGTGGGCTCGTTCATGGCTGGCCCCTTTCGGCACGGAAGGGGTCAAATGCTGCGAGGAGTTCGTCACGTGTCATGATGGGGACTCCATGCCGGCCCCGACTGCTGTCCGGCGGACGGTGGGTGGTGGTCAGTAAGACGACTCTCGGAGGCTCTGGACGGCCTGCTCGGCGCAGTCGTCGGAGCACCAGGGGCCGTAGATGCTCGGGTCGATCCGCCCGTAGGGGTCATCGCCGGGCGTGAGGACGGGCTCGAGGCACCGGGCGCAGGGAGGTGCGAGACGATCGCCCCGTGGCAAGTGATCGCGGCATGCCCGACACATGCGAACCCATTGAAAATGCTCGGGATTCGTCGGGTCGTTCTCGTCCGAATCGGCGTCGAGCCACCACGTGTCGACGACCTGGTACGCGGCGCGGTCGCAGCGGTGGCAGCGCATCATGCCTCCCCGGCCGTGGGCGCGAGCTTGTGGCACGCCGTGATGAGGGCGCGGATGGCTGCGAGGTACGCGTCACCGATCGCGCGGTCCCCGGCGTAGCCGTCCCCCCAGTGCTCGCGCGCTTCGTCGAGCGTGAACCATTGGCAGCCAGCCGCGATCATCCAGCGGTCGCCATGCCTGACCGCGACCGCGCGGTAACCCCTGGGATCGCGGACGAAGAGGTCGACGATGCCTCTTGCGTCGTGGAGATTGGCGCGGGTGAGGTTGGAGTCGGAGAGATCGGCTCCGGAGAGGTCGGCTCCGGATAGGTCGGCTAAGGCGAGGTTGACGCGGTGGAGGTCGCAGCCGGAGAGGTTGGAGCCGGAGAGGTCGGCTCCGAAGAGGTTGGAGCCGGAGAGGTCGACGCCGCGGAGGTCGACGCCGGAGAGGTTGACGCCGCGGAGGTCGACGCCGGAGAGGTTGACGCCAATGAAGGAGCGCCGCCCGGCGGCGTACGCTGCGAGGAGTTCGTCGCGTGTCATGATGGGGACTCCATGCCGGCCCCGACTGCGGTCCGGCTGACGGGTCGTCCCGGGCGTGCGGGAGGCACGCCGAGGCGACGGAGGGCGCGTCGAACGGTGGAAACGTCGACACCGTGGCGACGGGCGGCCTCGGTGATCGTGTAGCCGCGTCGCATCACGAGATTAAGGGCTAGTTCAGTCGCGCGGCTGGGTCTACGGGACATCCTGCTCCTCGTCCGGAGGGAAAAACTCGTTGATATGCGCCATGTCGGCGACCTCATCCTCCGATGCCCGCGTGGTAGGTCATCTCGTGACCCGGTCCCCGGCGCAGATGTCCGTGCTCCTGTCCGACCAAACGCCGTGCTCGGACCACCTCTGGTTCACGTTGCGCTCGCGGGTCGCGCCGCACGCGCACACCTCACGGATGGTCACGCCTCCGTGAGCACGTGGGTCGCAATCGTAGGGGGCGGCGCAGCCGCCGAATCCCCAATCCTCGCTCCGGCTGGCCTTGTGTCGGTGGTGTCCCATGTTCGTCCTCCCATGCCGGCCCCGATTGCGTCCGGCTGCCTCGATGATGAATATATCGGGCATAACGCGCGGAAAGTCAAGTGGGGGAGAAACACGAGCGAGAACACGGGGTTGCGTGCAACGCTAGACGAGCAGGGTAGCGCCCGAGGAGCGCTAGGGGCGCTAGCACGCACATCGTCGTAGGATGGGAGATGCTTTGACGCGAAGCCGCGAAAACGTTGATGAAATTCTTACACTCGAGTGTAAAACTTGACAAACTCCGCGCCGTTCCCCCTTAGCAATCCCCCTGTCCGCTCCGAGTCCTTTGACGTGCCCTCCAGCCACAGGCCCCCTCGCCCTCCCTTCTCAAGAGCCCCCACCCAGCCCCAGCCCCCCTCACCCCGAAGCCCATCCAGCCTTCCCCGGTCTCAAAGCCTGCAGCCACGTCACCTACACCCACCCGTTCCCCCTACAGGCCCCCCTGCGCGTAGCTTTTTCCGGGGGCAGACGCTCCCCCGGGGCACCTCAGTCACCTCCCCATCAGGTACGACACGCAGCGCACCAGGAAAGGTAGCTGCTCACCCAACAGGCTACGAAACTAGAAAGGGGACGGTCTTCTGGGATTGATTCGGGGGAAGCTAGAGAAAAGGCGGTCCCCCGACAGTGATCCTGGACTGACGGGCGAGCTAGGTGTCTAGTGAGCGAAGCGACCCCCCCTCTTCGGGGAGTACATGGTGGACGCGGTTGCTAGGACCCAGTTCGGGGTGTTAGGGTCGTGGTGGGATGGTGAACGGGGGGTGTGTGGTGAGTGCGTGGGATGAGGCGAGGAGGGCCATGGAGGAGTGGGGGCGGGAGATGAGGGGGGAGAGGGAGCGAGTGGGGATGGTGCAGCGGGTGGTAGCGGAGAGGGTTGGGGTGAGTGTGGCGTTGGTGAGTCATGGGGAGCAGGGGTGGGTGTTGTGGCGGCCTGAGGTAGAGGGGCGGGTGCGGGCTTTGTATGAGCGGGTGAGGGTGGAGAGGGATGGCTAGGTGGAGGAACGGGGAGAGTTGGAGGTTGCCGGAGCGGGAGGTGGTGGCGCCGAAGCCTGCGGAGGAGGGGAGAGGGGAGGGGAAGTCGCCGAACGCGATTCCGGAGATGGTAGCGAAGAAGTGGGCGAAGGGGATGCGGGCGCGGGTGCATCGGGGGATGGACGTTGCGGCGAGGCAGGTGGACGACCTCATGGACGGGGTGGAGCTTCGGACCAAGGTGAAGGCTCGGTATTTCGAGATCGCGATGATGCATCTGGCGGGGTACACGAATGCGCAGATCAAGGCGTCATTCGGGTACAAGGACAAGAAGGCCATCGGGCTGATTCTGAAGAAGCCGGAGGTGGCGTCCTTGGTGGAGAAGGTACGGGTGGCGCAGGTGCAGGCCTTGGTGAAGGGGGAGTATGGGGTGCGGGCGGCGGCGCAGGCGGCGGCTCCCCAGGTGATGGAGCAGGTGATTCGGCGAGCCGGTGGGGTCGTGGACCCGGAGACGAAGACGCCCCGGGGTGTGGCGGCGCGTGACTCCGACCAGCTTCGAGCGGCCAAGATGGTGCTCGATGTCTCGGGACACTCGGATGTCACGCACCGTCACACGCACCTTCACGGCCATGCCCTGCTCGACCGGATGACCCACGCCGAGCTCGCGCAGTTCGCCGAGACCGGCCAACTCCCCGAGCGCCTGGGGGGGGCAATCGACGTCACCCCCGGGCCTGAGAAGGAGTAGATGCCCAGAAGCGCGCGACGCGCCCTGATCGAGCGGGAGAGGGCCGCCCCCATCCATGGGCTCGATCACGACGACCCCGTCATGGTCCGTGCCCTGGCCCGGACCGCCATCCTCGAGCGAGAAGCCGTCGAGCGCGTTCGTTCCGACCCGTGGGAATGGCTCACGTCGTCCGTCAATACCCTGGACGAGGCGGGGGGCACGGTGCGTCCCTTCCCGGCTCGGCCCTACCTGCAAGACGTCGTGCGTCTGTGGAAGCAGAACCAACTCCTCGCCATCCCGAAGTCTCGCCGCATGATGCTCTCGTGGACCATGGTCGCCTGCTGCACCTGGCTCGCGGCCTACACGCCGAACGCCCGGGTCGCCATGATGGCCCGGAAACTCGGCCGTACCGAGCAGGAAGGGTCGAACGGGCTCGTCTGGCGCGCCCGGTTCATCATGGAGCAGATCCCCCAGCGAAACCCGCTCCTTAGGCCCATCGAAACCGTCTACACCACCGGCCGACTCTCGTTCCCTAACGGCTCCGAGATTATCGCCCTCGGCGAAGGACCCGACCAGGCCCGCCAGATGGGATTCACCGCCGTGCTCGCCGACGAGTTCGGCTTCTGGGAACGCGCCTACGAGACATGGATCGCCCTCAAGCCCACCATCCAGGGAGGCGGGAAGATCACCCTCCTGTCGTCGGCCTACCCCGGCACTTGGGACGCCATCGTCCACGACGTCTTGCCATCGTGACGCCTCGGGAGTAGGGAGCGTCCATGTCGAGGCTCGTCGCGACCGTCGCCGCTCTCCTGCTGGCGACCACCGCCCTCGCCGCCACCGTGTCCGGAAGACGAGCCGCGTTCTCCCTGACCGCCGCCGGCGTACACGCGGACTCCTACCTCGCCCACGACGAGACGCGCGCCTGCTGCGTCCAGTACGTGAACACCGCCGGCACGTTCACTGCCCGCCTGAACCAGTCGCTCGACGGCTCGACCTACACCGCCGTCGTCGGCTCCGGAACGTCCGCGTCCGGCACCGTCGAGTGCATCGACAACCCCGTCGGCCTCTATCAGCTGGAAGCCACCGCTTGCTCGTCGTGCGCCCTCAAGGCGACCATGCAATGCACCGGACAGCGCTTCTGATCGCCACCACGGCGCTCCTCGCCTCCCCGGCCCTCGCCTGGGAGGAAGGGCACCGCCTCCGTCGCATGCTCGACGAAGACCAGCGGATCGCCGACGTCGAAGACGCCCGCGCCGCCGGCCATCGGACCGAAGACCTTCTGCAGTTCCATGGCAGAAACGCCCCGCTCCTCGACACGCGAACCGGCGAGTTCGTGCAGGAGCCATGGACCGCCGCGCCCGCGGCTGATAGGTGAACCACCATGCCCGCAACCATCTCGTCGTCCGGAACGTGGACCATCCCACCGACCCCCCTCGCCGACAAGCTCGCCGAGACCGTCCCTGTCGGCGCGATCGACTGGAACCCCGAAGAGTTCGCCACCCTCCCCGACGAGCTGAACCAGTTCCTTCGCCTCGTCGCCTCCGGCCTCGGCAGCCACCAGGGCACCAACAAGCAACTCGACCACTGGGTAGCGGCCCAGTGGGTCGCCCACCACCTGACCGCACACCTCCACCGCGGAAAACCCCGCGAAGGCACGCGCACCACGACCGGCGTCACCGCCTGAAGGAGTTCCCACCATGGCTACCGTCACCCTCTCCGGCACCCTGTCCTCGTTCGAGACCGGGAAGCGGGCCATCCAGCAAGGCCCCTCCGTGCTCACCGAGCACACTTCGACCGACCGCCTCCCCGATCTCGAGCGCGTGAACCTCATGCCCGAAATCCTCTCCTTCGTTCACACCCTCGTGGACGCCGTGGAGGTCTCCGTCGGCGGTGGCGTTGCCGTCTCCCCCCTCGAGATCGTGTCCGCGATCGAGCACGGCTGCCAACTGATCCGCAACGGCTACGACGGCAAGGTCGCTGCTGCCTGATGCAGAGACGGTAGAGGCCGGAGAAGGCAACCCCGGTCTCCAGGTCTGGAAGAACGCCCGCAACGGCTTCACCGTCGCGCGCGTCCACTACACCGCACACCCTCCGTTCCGCGACCCCAAATGGATCGCGGATGCGAGACGCGGCCTCGACTCCCGCGGCTGGGCCCGGGAGTACGAGATTGTCTTCAACGTCCCGGAAGGCTCCCCCGTCTTCCCGGAATACGACCCCGCGCGGATGGACGTCCGGGGCATCTCCCCCCGTCCCGACCTCCGACTCCTGCGCGGATGGGACTTCGGGCACGTCGCCCCCGCCGTCGTCTTCGCCCAACTGGTCGACGGCCAGCTTCGCATCCTCCGCGAGCTCGTCATGCCGCAGACCGCCCTCGAAACCCTCATCGAGGCCGTCATCGGCGTGTCGCTCGACCTGATGGGCGGCCCCACCCGCTGCTTCGACGCCGGCGACCCGCAAGCCGAGGCCATGACCGACCTCGGGCACATCCGGACAACCCTCGCCCAGCACGGCATCCGACTCCACACCGTCCCGAACACGCCGAACGCCTTCAACGATCCCCATCGCGGGTCGTATGCCGCGCTCCGGAAACGACTCATCCGGAACGTCCAGGCCGGCCAACAGGTCGTTCCCGCCCTCGTGCTCGATTCGACCACCTCGCCCATCCTCCACGCCTCCCTCGCCGGCGTCTTCCACGTCTCCCCCCACCCGCCCCACCGCCCCGTCGAGTGCCACCCCCACAAGGACGTCGCCGACGCGCTCCGATACCTGAACGTCAACATCGCCGGGGAGGAGTCCCAGATACACGAAGTCGCCTCGCGCATCGCGCGTCGCGACCGCCTGTGGTAGGCGACCTCCATGCTCCGCCTCGATGCCGAGAACCTGGCCCGCGACAAGAACATCCGCGAGCGCGTTCTCGCCGACTGGGTGCCCATGGCCCAACAAGCCCGCCGCGAACGGATCGAGCTCCGAGACCGATGGGTGCGGTACGTCCGCATGTGGCACTCCCGCCGCGAAATCGTGGAGTACAACGGCCGCACCCGCGTCTTCGTCCCCGCCTCCTGGAAGCTGATCGAGTCGTGGACGCGCCGCGTGAAGCGCGACCTCTTCCCCGACAACGACTGGTTCCAGGTCATCGCCCGGAACGAGGCATCCGAGCCCCGGGTCGCTGCCGTCACCGCCGCCTCCCGCTACTTCCTCTCGAAGTACATGAACGTCCGGCGACACTCGACCCGCTTCGTCCGCCAGATGGTCACGCTCGGCACCGGCGTCGTCCGGAATATCTGGCGCGTCTCGGAACGCGAACGGTCCGTGATCGAGGACGTGCTCGACGACCTCACCGGCGAACCCACCGGCAAGACCAGGAAAAAGCTGGAGAAACTGACCCAGTACCTCGGCCCGACATTCGAGCCAGTGAGCCTGTTCCAATTCTACGTCTGGCCGACCACCGTCGCCGATGTGGACCAAGCCTCCATGCGCTGGGAGGAAATGCTCCTCTCCCGAGGCGAGATCGAACGCCTCATGTCCACTCCACTGGACGAACGGAACAAGAAGGCCGGCAACGTCTTCGAGGACCGGGCCGGCATGCGGACCCTTCTCGATACTCTCGACGATGTATCCCGGGGAACGGGGGGAGGCTCCGAGTCCCACGACGCCGTCCGCCGCCTACTCCGGGACAAGGGGTTCACTCACCCGCTCGACCAGACGGTACCGGCGAAAAACCGCCCCGTCGACATCTCACAGGGCATGTGGCGGACGGACCTCGGGGAGGGAGAGAGAGACTACCTCGTGACCGTCGCCTGCGACCGCGTCGTGACGCGAGTCCAGGAAAACCCCTTCATCCACGGCGGCGGCATGCACCTCGTCGGCAAGTTCATGGAAGTGCAGGACGAATTCTACGGCGTTGGGCTGCCCCAGGTCTTCGAGTCCATACAGCACTTCATGAACTCCGTGGCCGATCAGGCCGGGGACGCGCTCCTCTACGCCCTGAACCCGATCGCGGTCGTCGACCTCTTCGGCGTGCAGGATGCCGAGTCCATCGTGGCCGCCCCCGGAGCCAAGTGGCTCGCCGCGCTCAACGCCGTGCGGTTCGAGCAGCCCCCCCAGCAGCCCGCCCAGACGGGCTTCGGCGCGCTCGGCCAGTTGCTCGGCCTCACCAACGACGTCGCCAACGTGACGCCATCCGCCGCCCTCGGCGCCGCGCCTCGAGGCCGCTCCCGCTCCCAGCAGACCGCCGCCGGCATGCAGATGGCGCTCGCCGAGGGCGCGGTCGATACCCGCGAAGTCGTCGAGGGTCTCGAGGATTCCGTCTACAGTCAGCTGCTCTCTCGGAACTGTTCCATGATCCAGCAGTTTCTCGACCGGAAGGTCCTGCTCAAGGTGGCAGGGAGGGACGCCGGGGCCACCATCTCTCAGGAGATCGGAGCCGCGGACATCGCCGGCGAGTTCGACTTCCAGTGGCTCGGATCGCTCCAGACATTGAACCTCCAGGTGCGCGCCCAGCAGATGGTCAACTTCCTCGGCATGGTGTCGTCCGTCCCGCCAGAGATCATGCAGCAGCAGGGCGTCACCCTCGACTTCGCGTACCTGCTCCGCGAGATTTGGGGCACCGGCATGGGGCTCCGGAACCCGGAGCGCATCATTCGGGACATCGAGCCGAAGACGTCACTCGACTGGCGGCTGGAGAACCAGATGCTCCTCGCGGGCCGAACCGACGCGCTACAAGTCCACGGGGCGGACGACCACCAAGCGCATCTCGAAGGTCACGACCGACTGCTCCAGTCCCGTCGTCTGACACCGGAGCAGGAGCAGGCCTTGACGGCGCACAACCAGGAGCACGCCGAACGTCTGGTGATGGCGCAGTTGCAGTCCATCATGCAGTCCCTCGGCCCGCCCGCCAACGGAAACGGGGCCGGACCAGACATCGCGAGCGGTGCGGGGCTCGTCCGGCCGCCCGCACCCGTCGGCCCCGGCCGGCTCGCACAGACGGCCACCTTCGACGACCTCCTACGCCAGGCCCCTCGCGGGACGTGAGGGCGGCGACTGTTGACTGGTACGCCCGAACGGCATAAGGGCGCAATCGTGCAGGGAGAAGGGCCCGTCGAGAAGCTCGCGAGCATCAAGAAGGCGGTCCAGCAACATCTGCGCGCGCTCCGCGTCGAGCGCGTGACCGATCCCTATGCCATCTGCCACCAGCGCGGCGCGGAAGAGGCCTTGGAGCGGATCCTGGCGCTCCCGGAGCTGGCGGACGTCGAGCGGAAACCCGCCGCGCGCCCCGCCCCCGTGCAGCGCGAGTGGTGGGAGCAGGGATCGGCTGGCATCGGCGCCGTGCCGCATTGAGGGGGAGACGTTGAGCGACGACCTGAACATCGAGACGCAGCCAGCCGAGACGCCGCCAGCCGAGACGCAGCCGTCGCCGGACGAGCGAATCGCGGCCCTCGAGGCGCAGGCACGCGAGCTGGCCGACCAGAATCGCCGCCTGGCCGAGCAGCTGAGCCGTCCCGCGGCGGCCCCGACGCCGGCCCAGCCCCAGGCCGCGCCTCGACTCTCCCCGTCTCAGCAGGACGTCGTGACGCAACTGGCGTCACAGACGGGACTCGCCCCCGAGGACGTCCAGTACCACCTGCGCGTGCTCGGCCCGATGTTCGAGCACCTGGCCGCCCCGGCCATCCAGGCCATTCTCGGCCTGGACGACCGGCTCGATCAGGTGGGCGTCAAGCTGAAGGTGCCGCAGGAATCCTGGACGCCCGAGTTCGAGGCGCGAGTGGAGCAGGAGCGGCAGGCGCGGATCAGCCGCGGGCAGTTCGTGCGTCGCGACGAGATCGCGGCCATGCTGCTCGCGCAGGATCAGGCGAACCCGGCGGCCATCGAGAAGCGCGTGCAGGCCATGGTCGAGCAGAAGCTCGCGGCCATGCAGGGCGCTTCGGCCCAAGGCGCGGTCATCCCGGGCGGCGCCGGCTCCCAGTCGCAACCGGCCGGCCCACAGTCCGGGAAGGAGCGCGGCGCGCTTCCTCCCGCGGATCAATTCGCGGCACTCCCCTTGAGCGAGCAGGAAGCTCTGCTCGACAAGCACGGCATGACCTTCTGAGAGGAGAAACAGGGACATGGCAACCACGACTTCGGCAGCGGTGATCGGCGATCAGGTACCGGTCTACCTCACCCAGAAGCAGCTCTCGATCGCAGAGGTCGACACCATTTGGGATCAGCTCGCGGAGCCGCTGGAGTTCCCCGAGGGGAACGGCCGAACGATCCGCGCGGTGCGGTTCAACCGCGTCCCGCTCCCCACCTCGCCGCTGGTGGAGGGAGTCACGCCGACCGGCGTGTCTCTCACGACCGCGACGGTCGAGGCGACGGTGGATCAGTGGGGCGTCGACTGCGTCATCACGGACGTCGCGAAGATGACAGCGAAGCATCCCCTCCTGGAGATCGCCAATTCCCGACTCGGCACGAACCACGCGGAGCTTCGCAACCGCGAAGCGCTCAAGACCGCCATGGGCGGCACGAACGTCTCGTTCGCGGGCGTCGCCACCTCGCGCTCGGCCCTGGCCGCCGGCGAGAAGGTCGACTCGACGACCATCCGAAAGACGCGGGCAACCCTCCGTCGGAACGGCGCTCGCGGCATGCGGCCCGATCAGCGGATGGTCGGGAACCGCATGGAGTCGCGCCCCTCGAGCGGCCCCATGTACGCGATGGTGTGCGACCCGCAGGTCTCTCAGGACATCCAGGCCGATTCAACCTTCGTCGGCGCGGCGCAACAGTCCAACATCCAGGCTCTCTTCAAGGCCGAGGTGGGAACCTGGCTCGGCAACCGCGTCATCGAGGACAACGCGATTCCGGTCCTGACCCGTCTCTCGACGACGGGCATCACGATCGGCAAGTCGACGACCACGGGCACCGGCTTCCTCGCCGGCTCGACGGTTCTCGTCCGCATCACCCGACTCGATCCGACGACCGGCTTCGAGCGCGAGATCAGCGCCGACACCTCCGTCACGGACGCCGCGGCGTTCACGGTGACGGTCACGTTCTCCGGCACCATCGCGGCCGGCACCTACGGCATCTACGTCTCGACCGCGAACGGGGCCATCCCGATCCTGCAAGAGTACCTGGTCCATGCTTCGGGCGGCACAGAGGCTCGCGAGTACCTGGTGAGCGGCACGCCGGCGACCGGCGAGACCATCCACCAGCTCGCCGGCCCTCTCGCCCCGCCCATCCCGCCCGCGTCGGTCCCCGTCCACATGACCTTCGTGCTCGGGAAGGAGGCGCTGGGCTCCACCGGGCTCGGGCGCTACCAGGCCGGTATCTCTCCGGCCGGATCGACGGACAGCGATCCGCTGTCGCAGCGCCGGCACGTCTTCTACAAGCAGATGCTCAAGTTCATGATCCTGAACCCGAACTTCTTCCGGCGCATCGAGAGCGCCAGCGCGTTCGACTGATCCTGAACATGCCGAACCCCACCCACAGGGAACAGATGACCGAACGGCAGGAGGAGGCCGCCTTTTCGGGGGCGGCCTCTCTCCGCGCCCTTCTCAAGCGTGAGAAGCTGTCCCTCCAAGACCAGGAGGTACTGACCGAGCACTACAAGTCGGTGGCGCTTCTCGAAGACCCAGGCTCTCGCGCGTTGGCGCGGGAGATTTCGGCTCGCATTCGAGCCCTCTCCCCCGAGGAGAGGGGGCTCGACACAACGCCCGTCGAGATCGACGTGCCGTTTGCGGTGGACGGCTCAGCGTTCGAGTGGAACGGTCGGAAGGTGAGCGGGCAGACGATCCTTCTCCCCCGCCATCAGGCGCAAGGGCTGCTCTCCTTGATCGACCAAAACCGCCGCGTGGACATGGCGCGCATCCGCGACAACGGCCGCGTGGACGTGAAGCTGGGCGAGCTGCGGGGCGAAATGTCGGCGATGGCCAACACGATCCGAGGCGGCCAGTGGTGAACCCGCCCCTTTTCTCGGCGTCCGTCGTGAAGGTCACAGCCGAGGGCGAGCAGTTGCAAATTGCCGTCACCGCCGAATCCATGGACGAGCTCGGGACGAAGATCGCCGCCGCGTGCGAGATCGCGGACCGGCGCATGGTGGAGATGAACGAGCGCGTACTCGCTCCGTCCATCGAGGAGCGCGCCCAACAGCTCCTCGAGGAGAGGGCGGCGGGCGATGCCGGTCCCAACGGGACGACTCACCAGGCGTGAAATCAGGGAGCAGGGGTGCCGGCAGGCCGGCAACTTCCCGCTCGCCAGCACCGACGCGCCGTCCTGGCTCGCGCAGATACTCTTCGACCTCTACACGGGCTGGGACTGGGCGTTCCTCAAGACCCAGGCGACGCTCGCGGCCACCGGGGAGACCGTCCCCCTGCCGGCGGACTTCCTGAAGCCGGCCGACGACGGCGCCCTCTCCCTCACGTCGTTCGCCGGTTCGGCCACCTACGTGAACCTCCTCCTTCTCTCGCGCGAGGAGTTCGAGCGTCTGCGGGCCGTTGGCTCGGCGACGGGGCAGCCGACGCATTGGGTGCCCGACTACGATGCCGCCACGGCGCGGCTGTGGCCGAATCCGGCCGGGTTCTCCGCGTCTCTCGTGCTCCGGTACAAGCGCCTTCCGCCGGAGCCCGACACGGTGGACGAGCCCGCCGACGTGCCGGTGTTCCCCTGGCACCTCTATCTTCGTCATCGCGTGTACGAGGAGGCACTACGCCACGAGGGCGACCCGCGGCTCGAGCAGGCCGTGCAGCGTGGCGACCAGATGCTTTCGGCTATCACGAAGTTGGGCGTGCCGCGCGGGAGCGGCGCGTCCGTCGTCCCATTCGCCCGGACGCATTTCGGGAGTCCCTTCCGCGTCTGGTAGGCCTGTCCCGTGGCGCTTCGTAAGAATCCGCTAACGGGGGCCTTCGACTTCGACGGCGGCACTGGTGGTGGCGGTGGCGGTGCCCCGGTCGACGCCTCGTATCTCGTCGTCTCGCCCGACGCGACCCTGACCGACGAGCGGGTCGTCTCGGCCACCACGCCGATCGTCTTCACGCCCGGCGCGGGTTCGGCGGTCTTCTCGCACGCCGCGATCGGCCCCGGCGGCACGCACGGCTCGGCAACCCAGGTGCCGCAGTTCACCCTGACGGCACAGGGGCACATCTCGGCGGTCACCCCGATCACCATCTCGGGCGTCACACCGGCGTCCCACGTCCTGGCGACCAACGTGGCGCTCGGAGCGGAGCATACGATCAGCGGCGCTGCGGCCGGGCAGGTGCTTCGGGCGTCGAGCGCCACGGCCGCGAACTTCCAGGCGTTGCCCATCGGGGACACGACCGGGACGCTCGCGGCGACGCGTGGGGGCACGGCGCAGTCGACGTACGTCACGGGCGATCTCCTCTTCGCGTCGGCGACGAACACGCTCTCGAAGCGAGCGATCGGGGCCAGCGGCACGGCGCTTCGCGTCAGTGGTGGCGTTCCCGTGTGGGCGACGCCCGGGGCGCTCACGAAGACGGACGACACGAACGTCACCCTGACGCTCGGGGGCAGCCCGACGACGGCGCTTCTCGACGCCACGTCATTGACGCTCGGGTGGTCGGGGCAGTTGGCGGTAGGGCGCGGCGGTACGGGCCTCTCGACGCTCGCGTCGGGCCTCATCCCCTTCGGGGCGGGCACGTCTCCGTTCGCTTCCGACTCCGAGGTGTTCGTCGGCGGCAGCGCCGGGGCGCGGACGATCCAGACGGGGACGAGCTCGGGACTGTTCGCTCGAATCGTCGATGGCGGCGCGACGGCCGGGTTCGAGATGGGCGCGGGCGGCTCGACGGTTCTCACGCTTACGGCCGACGCGAGCACGGCGAACTTCGTCTGGAGCGGCAGCGGCGATCTGTCGATCCTCGGGACTGCCGACATCATCCTGGCGGGTGGCGGCAACGTCTCGATCACGGCCCCGGCGATCGGGGCGAGCGACTGGGCGTCGGCGAACCACACGCATGCGAGCGCCGCGACCGGAGGCACACTCAGCTACGCCAACCTAACGAGCCGGGCACATGTCCTTGCGACCACGAGCGGCCTCGGCGCGGATCACACCGTCTCGGGCTTGACGGCCGGGCAGGTGCTCAGGGCGACGGGGGCGACGACGGCAGCGTTCGGCTCGATCGCGGAGACGGACATCCCGGTGCTGACTTCTGCTCAGTGGCGCGGCCGGTGCTCGGACGAGACGGGCACGGGGTTGTGGGTCTTCAACGACGCGCCGACGTTCGCGACGCGGATCACGACGCCGGAGGTGCTGGGCTCGACGAACCTGAACGTGCGGAGCACGAGCGGTGGTGGGGGAGAGATCAGGCTCGACGACTTCGTAACGCTATTCGATTCAATGGGCAATCAGTCCTCCGGGACGCAGGATGTTCTTCTGTTCGATGCGTCATTCGACTTGACCGGGGGCACGCGGAACATTCTGCGGATTGCGCCGACGATTGCGAACCAGACGGGTGGCGCCCTGATCGGGATGGATTTCAACCCGACATCGACATTTGGCTCGAACTCTTCGTTCAAAGCGGTCTATGGGCGAGGGACGTACACATCCACGGCGGCGTCCGTGTTCGGCACGTGGATACTCTTTGATGCCCAGCCGACGCTGGTATCCACCACGAACGGCACCTCTCCGTATCCAGCCGTCATCTTCGCCAACCGCACCACGGTCTCCTACGGCGGTACTACCGCCGCGACGCACGGCACTGCCAACTCGTTTAGCGATGGGGCCACCTTCACCAATTCATCCACAGGGACGCTCACCCTGGCAACGCCGTTTGCCAGTTTCGATTCGGTACCGACATTCAACTCGGCGAACGCCAGTGGCACGCTCGTCGTGCCCGCGTGGTACTTCGCCAACTGCCGATCGCATGGCGCGACGGCAACCGGAACGCTCACGCGGACGGAGTTCGCCTTCGCGAACGTTGCTCACCAGGCAGGATTCACCAATAGCTACTTCGCACGCTTCCCTGGCGGAACGAACGGCTGCCTTACGGCGGCAAGCGGGACGGGGACGGTAACGTCAGGGACGAACAAGGGGCCGTCGGGGGGAACGAACGTGACGATCCAAGGGTGGATCAACGTTAACATCAACGGCACCCAGCGATTCGTGCCGTTCTATGGGTGAGGGACAATGACACAAGAACAGAAAAACCAGCTCTTCGCTCTCGTGATGGCCCACCTTAGCCGGAACGTGCCGTCGGAGCGCCATGTCCACGCGATATTCGAGGTTCTAGTGGACGACCCGTCCGACACGCAGATGACGTGGCTGCGAAGCCTGGTCGAGACGCACAAGCGTACGATTGTCGCTGCCGAGGCAGATGTCGAAGCTGAGAAGGAGCGACGTAGGAGGGCGCTGGCGAGTGAGAAGCAGGTGCTCGATGAACTGCTCGATGCTCCAGGAGTGAAGCAGCGACCCGCGAACGCGGGAGGAGGGAAGCCAGCATGACCTACACAGTGGAAGCCAGGAACCTGAACAAGCGCATCCTGTCGGAGCTGCTCGACACGGCCGGCTACGGCGGGGCCGTCATCGGCACGATCCGGGAGGGGCAGACGTACCGCCGGGTCGTGGTCCGCGTGAATCGCGGGCGTGGCGTCCGACGGCGGAAGGTCGTAGTGAAGAAGCGAGGCTGAGGTGCCATCGGACTTCGACATCCCCATCGTCTCGGCCGGGTTCCTCGGGGTGAACCTGCTCGACGACTCTGCGTCCTTGTCGCCGCAGTTCGTCGCGAGCTGCGAGAACTGGGTCCCCGATGAGCCCCCCGTGCTCTCCAAACGGAGAGGATCGGTCGCGTTCGACACGGTAGCGAGTGCTCTGCAACTCGACGCCATGGCCCATGCGGTCAAGACCGACGGTACGCGCTACCTGTACGCGGTCCGTCATCTCGGCGGTGGAGATGACGTCGTGGTCTCGATCGACGACGCGGCGTTCGTGGGAGTCGGCTCGACTACGATCGGAGCCGCGAGCCAGCCGTCGGGAATCGTGCAGATCGGGCAAGCCGTCTACGTTGGCCGGCCGGCACACAACCTCTATCGGATACCGCTCGGAAGCAGCGGCTCGACTCTCGGGCCGTTGGCATCGGCTTCCGACGCCGGACAGTCCGTCGCCACGGCCACCGAGGCGTCCTCCGGGATCCTCCCCGGGCAGTATTCGTATCGTTGGGCGCTCTACGACCACGGAGCGGCGGCGGCATACACCGGCATCGGTGCGGTGCGGACCGTCACGGTGTCCTCGGCCACCTGGCAACGCCTGGACTTCCAGGCCCCGAGCTCCGGGGCGTCCGGGACGCTCCGATGGCACCTCTTCGTCTCCCCGGTCGATACGCCGATCGAAGGCGCTCACGACCAATTCCCCGGCGGGGTCGCCAACTCGGCGGCGGTGACCCTGCTCGCCGTGACGGCGGATGGCCCATTCGTCCCCATCCCGTCGTCCGTGCAGCGCCGTGGGCACATGCTGGTCGAGCATCAGGGGGCGCTGGTCGGAGCCGGGGACTCGGGCGACCCGCAGGGAGTATGGTCATCGGCCCTGGGGCTCGAGAGCCGCGAGGAGGTCTACTACAACCAGGGCATTTTCTTCCCGGCCTTTTTCCGGCTCCAGATGCCGGCCCCAGTAACCGGGCTTGGGGTCGTGGCCTCCACGACCGGGCTTCTGACGCCCGACTCCCCTCTCGCCATCTTCACGGAAACCTCGACGCGACTGATGTTCGGGACCTTCGCGGCTCCTCGGGTCGTGGAGGCTTCGGGTCGCATTGGGTGCATCTCTCACCGGAGCATCGCCAAGACGCCGATCGGGCTTCTCGTGCTCGGACACGACTCGGTGTACCTGATCCGGCCGGACTCTCAGGAGCCGATCGACGTCGGGTGGCCCATTTCGCCGGCCGTGAAGAACATCCCCCGAAGTCGGGCGTCCTCGTGCTGGGGGGTCTATCACAAGGGCTTCTACAAGTTGGGGCTCGTCGAGCCGGGGGGGTTGACCGTCGGGCAAGAGTTCTGGCTCGATTTGCGGCGGGGCGGCCTCGGGGGCGAGGTCCCCCGGTGGAGCGGGCCGCACCGGCGGGTCGGGTTGTCGCTCCGGGCTCTCGCGGTGGCTCCGGGACATCCGAGCGAGTACGACCGCGCCTGGGCAAGCGTGGACGGTGGCGGCGCGGTCGTGCTACTTGACCAACCGGGATCGTATAGGGACAACGAAACTCCAGTGACGAGCAGGCTTCGCACGGGCCGCCTGGAGGCCAGAAGCGTCTTCGATCGCAAGGTGTTCCAGCGCGTCCGGGGCATGGGGAAGACGTCCTCGCCGACCGACATCGCGGTCACGGTCAATGCGGACGGGAAGGGTGCCTCCGCGGGCTCGCTGGCATTCGTGGCCCCAGAGGGGGGCACGATCGGGCACGGGGACACCTCGGTGCCGCCCGTGACCCTCGTCGAGGGCTCGAAGTGGAATGGCCCGTTTTTCAAGTCCGTTCGGTTTGTCGAAGGCGAGTACATCTCTCCTTCCGAGAGGCTTCACGGGCAGTCCTTCGTGGTGGACATGGTGCATGCAGGGCCGGTCGAGTTCTCTCTGCGCGACCTCGAGGTGAGATTGCGGGACGTCGGCAGGAAGGTGGCGTGACGTGGCGCTGATCCAGCGACCCCTAAAGCAGGGCTCGGTGCGGACCTTCGCGGAGAAGGTGGCGCTCGGCTTCGACGACGCTCTCGACGTGGAGTTCGACGGCGACGTCGATACGCTTTATGCCGAAGTCAACGGAAACCTGTCCGACCCGAACATTCTAAACGCTGGGATTACAGCCTCGACGAAGCTGGTGGCGGGCTCCATCACCGCGGGCGTGATCGCCTCGAATGCCGTCGAGACGGCGAAGATCAAGGACCTGAACGTCACGGTGGGGAAGCTGGCGGTGAAGGCCGGCACGAACATCGTGGGGGCGGGCGCGCAAGTGTCGACGACGTGGAGCACTGTCGAGACCACGGTGGCATCTGTCACCATGACGACGCGCGGCGGGAACGTCCTGCTCGTCCCCGCGCTCATGATCCCGATTGCTCTCGCGACGGCAAGCGCGTTCAACCTTACGCTCCGTTGGTACAGAGGCGTGACGCTTCTCGGGAACGTGATTGCCACAATTCAGGGGGCTGTAGGGGACACGGTCCTCGTGACGCCGTACCCTCGCACGGACGTGGCGTCGAGCGCTGGGTCGAACACCTGGCACCTGAAAGCACTGACCTCCACGACCAATGCGGTCATCACGATGAGTGGGGCCGCCAACGGCGAGATTCAGGCGATGGAGTTCGCATGATCCGCCGAGCCGTATACCGGGACATCCCCGCTCTCGTGCGGGCCTACGTCTCCTTCCGGACGGAGGATCAGGAGCGCCACGGGCACCACTACCCTCCCTTCGACCCGACGACAGAGGCGAACGATCTCGCCATCGCGCTCGCACGCGCGTTTTCCGGCGGGGCCGGCTTCGTGGCGGTATCGGCCGAGGACGACGGAGCGATCAGCGGATTCGTCGTGGCTGAAGTGGTGCATCGCGCCGTCGGCGCCCCGACGGCCGCCGTGAAGGCACTCTACCTATGGGTCGCCCCAGACCGCCGCGCCGCAGGCATCGGCCGGAATCTGTCGGCTATGACAGCCGAATGGGGCCTCTCGCAGGGCATCGTCCATGTCGAGATCGTGGCCGGCCTCGGCGACGAGCAGTGGCGCTCGCGTGGGTTCGAGCCGTTCGGCGTGCTCTGGCACGCGAACCTGAACGACGTGCTCGTGCGTTGCACGGCACCGCATGGGCGCGTGCCGGCACCGGAGCAGCCGGCCACGGAAGGGGCGAAGGCCCCTGCGCGGAAGGGGCGGAGAAAGCGAAAACAGGTCGCGCCGCTCCCGAACGGAAAGGACGTCCATGTCGACGGTCAGTAGCGGATCATCTGATGTCGTATCCCCGTTCGGGGGGTTCCCGTCGCGGGTTGCGCGGGGCGTCTTCGCCAACCTCCAGCCTTTCCTGGCCGGCCTCGGTCTTGGCCGGGGACGGGAGTTCGACCGTATCCAGCGCGGCCTCGACAGTGGGGACTTCCAGGGGCCGTCTGCGGGCCTGCTTCGGTTCCTCCAGGGCGACATCGTGCCGCAGAGCCTCACGCGGTCGTCGGAGATCGGGCAGACGCTCGCGCGGGAGGGGCAAGGTCAGTACGACGCCTTTCGCGACCAGGTGCAGAACTTGCTTGCGGGTCTTCCGGGCCAGCGGGAAGCGACGGAGCGGCTGCGCCAGCGGGCCTTTGATCCACTTCAGGGCGAGGACTTGTTCCGTGTGGCGTCCCGCCGGCTCCAGCAAGGAGTGGGCGAGCAGGCCGCGCTCGCGGGCGCAGGGACGAGCGGAGCGGCCGGACAGGCGCTCACCGACGCGACCCGCGACCTCGTGACGTCCCTTCGCGCCAACCGCTTCAACGAGCAGTTGCAGTCCTTGCAGGCCGGCGCGGCGCAACAGGGGGTCGAGAGGCAGGCGTTGGACGCCATCGCGCAGCAGGGGCAGCAGTTGCAGCTTCTCGGCGCGGCCTTGTCGCAGGAGTTCGGCTTGCCGCTCCAGCAGGCGCAAGCACTGCTCCAGCTTCTCACGTCGGGCACGGGGCCGGGCACGGCACTCGTCGGCGCGACGGCTCCGGGCATCGGGCAGTCCCAACAGTCCGTGAGGGTGCTCTGACATGTCGAGCATCGTCCAGGGCCTTCAGGGGGCAGGCGGCGCGAGCGGTTCCGGGGCGTCAGCCGTCGGCAGTGGCGTCGTGCGCGGTGTCGGTGCCGCGGGGCGTGCGGCCCTGCCGGCGCTCCAGCAGACAGGCGGCGCGCTGGCTCAGAATCTCGGGCTCTCGCCTCTCGTCTCGGCCGTCCGGTCGGGCGTCGGACCGCAGCAGTTCGTGGACCCGGTTTCGCCCGGCTTCGTGGGGCCGACGCAGCCGTTCGTCGGCCCTCTCCAGCCCTTCCAACGCGGGTTCTTTTCCGGATTCGCGGATGCGCTGGCAGGCATGCCGGGGCAGCAGTTGACCACGAGTGGGAACGTGGGGAACGCGCTCGGCGAGCTCGCGAGTACGGCGCTCGAGGCGCGAGGGGGCAACCCGATCGGAGCGCTTCTGCGGCGGACGGGCCAGGCGCAGGCCCCCGTCACGATCCCCCAGGACTCGGGGATCCTTAACATCGGCCTCCGGCCGTCGGTCGGACTGTCTCTCCCGAGCGGCGAGGGACAGGACGGCGCACTTAACGTGCGGAACATCCTGCAGAACGTATTGCGGTACTACACCGGCGGCATTGTCGGTAGCGGTGGGGCCGGATGAGCGGAATCGCGGACGGCAACGTCGCCGAAGGGCTCGGGCGCGCGGTCGGCGTCATCGCCGCGCTCGACTCGCTCCGCTCTCCTGGCGGCCTCAGTCGGTACCTGGCGAACCGCCAGCAGTTGCTCGCCGATCCCGACGTGCGCGCGTCGCTCATTGGAGCGCCGTTTTCGGCCGGAGTGCTGGGCATCGGCACGGAACCCTTGCCACAGGCGCCCGAGGTGGTGGGGCCTCCGACGGAAGCGGCTGCCCGCGGGGTTCAGCCCACCGACCCGAACCAGGTGGCGACATTCGACCTCTTCCGCCAACAGGGTGTGTCGCCCGGGACGCTCGTTCCGAATCTCCCCCCCCTGTCCCCGCAGCGCCAGCTTCAGCAGCTCGTTGCGAGCGGCGGGGTGGATATCTTCCGGAGCCTTTCTCCCGACCAGCGCGAGGCGGTCATCCGGGAGAACGCCAACCTCCCGTTGACGACCGACGAGCAACTCGAAGTGTTTCGGTCCATCATCCCGCGACTGGTGTCGTTCGGGATAGAGGTCCCCGAGGCACGGCTCGATTTCCGTCCGACGATCGACCGCTTCGGCAACGTAACCGTGGGGGCGCAGCAGCGGGCCAGCACCGACTTGACGCCCGGCGAGCGGGTGGTCATGGACGAGCAGGGCGGTGTGGTCGTGCGGTCGCCCAGCGGCATCAACCGCCTCCTGCGCGCGCCCAAGGCGCCGAGCGGGGGAATCCCCAACTTCGACCGGCTCGTGCGGCTGGAAAGTGGCTTCCTCTACGATCCCGTGACGAATCGAGCCTATCGAGGGGGCGCGGAGCGGGATGGTCTTTCGACGCGGGATCAGGAGTTCGTGACGCGGGGAGAAGCCCTCGCGGCGGCCGGGGCGACGAACCGTGCAGGCGGAAACGCCCAGGTGGTGCGGGCGCTCAACAAGGGCCAGGTGACGTGGCGCGTGCTCGACGTGACCAAGCCCCCGCAGCCGTTGTCGCCGGACGGCGAACGCAAGGCGCGGGAGTCAAGGGATAAGGAGCTGGCCGGGCTCGTCCGGACCGTCATCTCCGATTCGGAAAAGATGGGCGACGTGGCTCAGGCGTGGAATCCCGCCGTGCAGGCGCGTTTCGAGGCGCTTACGGGGATCGACCCGCAGCGCGTCACCGACGAGGACGGAGGTTTTTCCCTCCAGATGTACCGTCTGGAAATGAGCCTTCGGCCGACGGAGCCGGCCGCGCCGACGAGTGCCGTGCCCGACGCGGGCGGGCCGCTCTCCAGGGCTCCATCCCTCCCCTTTCTGCTCCGACGGTTTGCCAAAGCGCCGGTGCCCCCGACGGACCCCCGGTTTCGGGCGGCGACGGTCGCCAACCGCCTCGTGCCCGGCATGATGGAGGCCGTTGCCCACATCGAGACAAAGTTCGGGCTGCACAAGCGCCGATCGTCGGCCCGGGCCGAAGGCCTCATGCAGTTCGTACCCGAGACCGCGGCCCGGTTCGGGATCAATCCGCTCGACGACAATCAGGCGATCGAGGGGGCCGGGCGCTACCTCAAGTTCCTGCTGGACCGCTACGGCGATCCGGCGACCGCGCTTCTCGCCTACCACTCGGGCGAGGGGAACGTGGACAAGGGGCGGATCGGGCCGGCCGGCCGGAACTACTACCGGCAAGCGCAATCCTTGATTCCGAGATACGCCGAACTGTACGGCGTAGGCGGCTGAAATTGTGAGCCGCCCCCTTTTCCGTTAGGGGGGGGCATGCCCACTTCTCAGGAGCTCGCCCAGCTTCGCGACGCCATCACTCGCGGCGACTTCGAAGGGGCTCGGGATCTGACAGCCCGCGTAGCCCCTTCCGCCTTGAGGGACCTGGAGGACAACCCCCAAGCGTTCCTGACCGTGATCCAGCGCAATCTCGGGGAGGCGGAAACCCAGATTCCCGAGGGCTTCGGCCCTCAGGGCGGGGCCGGATTGCTCAACATCGCGAAAGCGGTCGGCGGTGGCGCTCTCGGGGCCAAGGCCGGGGCCATGCTCGGCGCGCTCGGAGGCCCCGCCGCTCCGATCACGATTCCCGCCGGCACCTTCCTCGGCGGCATGCTGGGAGCGAACGCCCCCCGTGCCATCGAGGCGGGGGACCCGCGCTTGCTCCTCCCGCAGGGACCGATCGAGCTCGGTGCCGAAGTCCTCGGCGGGGGCCTGTTGGCTCGCCAGGCGCTCAAGGCCGCCAGGAGGCCCGCGGCTGGCATCATCCGGGAAGTGGTTGGGGATGTCGGCGAAGAGGCCGTCGGGGAGGCTCCTCGACGCGTCCTGGCACTTCCTGCGCCGAGTGTGGAGAGGGGCGGGCGGCGAATCTTCCGCGGTGGGCCTCCCGAGGCGGGCTCGGAGGCGACGCTACGGCGGGGCCAGGAGACCTTGGTCGGCCGTCCGGACCGTGGTCCGGAATCGTCGGTGATCGACGTGACGCCGCGAGTGGACGATGTTCGGCCCCAGGTGGGGCCATTGGCCGTCCAGGCTCCCACCGGCAGGGTCGGGGTCGTCAGGCAATCAACCGGCAAGGTCATCGAGCGGGAGGCGAGTCCGCTCGCGCAGGCCGACGAGGGGGTGGAGGCGGCAGCGGAGGCGGCCGGAGGTGCCGATCCGCGCTTCGTGCCGCGCCGGCTCCTCGGGAATCCCGATCCCGAGATCGCGGCACTCAGGCCCGGGAGCAGCACCCTGTCGGTGGCCGATCCGGGGGTGCAGGAGTTCTTCGACGAGATCGACGCCATCGTGTCGGGGGCAGCAGTCCCGAAGCCCCCCCTGCGCAAGGTCGTGGGGAACGGGAAGTAGATGGGGGCGCTCGGGACACTCGCCAGGGAACTCGGAGAGCGGCTGTTTTCCCGTGCCGGGCAACCCGTCGTCTCCCGCGCGACCCGCTCTCTCGGCTCGCGCATCATCCACGGCACCCCGGGCGGCGCGCGAGACATCGTGCTTCGGCCGATCGTCCGGGGCCTGTCGTCTCCCGAGATGGGAGAGGCCGGCCCTCAACTGGCCGAGGTGATGCGGGCATCGCGCCAGACGGCGGAACGGCTCGCCACGCGCCGGCTCGGCGGGGTCGAGCCCATCCTGAACGAGATCGCTAACGACCCGACCCGCAACCGGCTCCTCACCGACGCATTCCTGTCGGGACGACCTTCCGGGGACGTCGGAGTGGACCAGGTGGTGGGGTCACTCAAGCCCTACATCGATTCGCTCGCCGGCCGCACGATCAAGGTGGGTGGGCAACAAGTGCCGTTCACGCCCGCCAACCTCGTGAAGTCCCGCGTCCTCCAGCACGGGCTCAAGGATGCGGACGAGCTCCAGCCGATTCTCAACCGTGGCGACGCCCTCATTCGGAACGTGATGAACGAGGCCGTGGACGTCGAGTTCCGGCATGCGGTCCGCGAGCGCGGCAAGCCGCTGGTCGAGGCCATCACCCAGCAATTCGGCCAGGGGTCGCGCCAAGCGCGCTACGCGGACTCATCCATGCGCTCGGTCCTCGGGGCCACGGCGCTCGACGACACCACGTCCCTCCAGGCCATTCGGGGCCTTCAGACGGCGACCATGCTCGGCACCGCGGTCCTTCAGAACCTCGGGCAGACGGCCCTGACGGCTTTAGTGGCCGGCATCGGCCCCACCGTGCGCGCCACTTTGAAGGCGGCCACGAAGGGCGGGCGCGAAGAGCTGCGCGAGCTCGGCATGCGGACGGGGGCTCTTTTCGCCTCGGCGATGGATGACTTCACAAAGGGCGGGGTGGCCGAGCCGACCCTCGCCCGAGCGGGGCGGGAAGTCCTCAAGCGCACCGGCTTCAACGCGGTCGAGCGCATGAACCGCATGATTGCAGCCCATGCGGGCCGGGACATGCTGGAACGAGAAGTGGTGCCGGGCATTCTGGCCGGCTCGAAGCGTGCCGTTGCGATGGGCCGCCGACTCGGGTTGGACCCGGCGGGAGTTCAGCGGCTTGGGGGCCTCACTGCCGACCAGGCCGACGACGCGATCGGACGATTCGTCGGGGTGACGCAGTTCCGGACGACTCCGGAAGAGCTCCCTCTCGCCTTCTCGTCGAGTGGCATTGTGCGTGTCCTGACCCAGTTCAAGTCGTTCTCGATCAAGGCCGCGGAACTGACGTACGACCAGATGCGGCAGGACCCCGTTCGGTTCACTGCGCGTGCCCTCGTGGCGCTTCCTCCCACGGGGGAGGCTGTGCGCGCTCTTCAGGGCATCGTGCGCGATCCGCAGGGGCTCATCGAGGACCCCGTTGGTTGGTTCTCACGGGACGACAAGACCATCGCATCCCTCCTGACGCGCGGATGGGACGTCACCTACCGGCGCAATCCCGAGGCGGTACATCGCGCGATCGCCGCTCGCGTGATCGAAGATTTCCTCGTGCCCGGGTTCGCCGGCATCTTCGCCGACTCGGTGCGGCAACTGGAGCGCGGCAACATCACCGGCTTCGTCGCGGGCCCCACCGCCGCGACACTCGACGAACTCGGCACGCCGGTCGCGCGACTTGCGAAGCGCGGCATCGAGTCCGCCACGGGCGGGGAGGCCCTGCGGCGGAAGGAAGTCGAGAAGATCACACAGCCCCTCAAAAGAGGGATCGTGCGGCGCATCCCGGTCGCCGGTCCCGCCCTGGCGCAAGAGCTGAAGGAGAGGTGAACGGCCATGAACGAAGTGCGGCATGTGCTCGCCGACGCCATCACGGCGAATCAGGCGACGATCCGATGGGTGAGGGTGGCACGGCTACGCCCCGTCTCCATCACGCGAACCGGGGATTTCGATGGCACGTTCCAACTCTACGCCTCCAACGAGCAGGTGACGCCCGGGACCACACCGGCGTCGTATCCCAAGCTGTTCGGGGACGCTCAGGCGGGGGAGCCGTGCGTGGACTTTCTCGACGCCTGTCTCGAGTGGGTGGGATACACTTACACGGGCCACACGACAGGGAGCGCGACGTGCGTCGTCATCGCGGGCTGATCGCCGCCGCCCTGGCGTTCGTCGCAACCTCGGCGTTTGCGGCGGGGACGAAGCGCATGGAGTCCGTACTCTACGACTTCCCGCTCGGCATCCGGGGGCCGGTGCAGGAGAAGGGGCCTTCCGTTCACGACGTCGAGGCATACGGGGCCAAGTGCGACGGCGTGACGGACGACACGACCGCCCTGCAAGCAGCGGCGTTCGCGGCGGACCCGGGCGTCATCGTGCTCCCTCCGGGCAAGACGTGCCGACTGAGGATGGAGGACGCCTCGCTCCCCTACGGCATCCTTTTATCAAACGACTCCGGCGTCTACGGCTACGGGGCCACCGTGAAGGCCACCGACGACCCCACGGTGGCGGCGGCGCACGTGCGCTACTTGTTCTCGGCGCGCTACACGAACGCCCATGACATCACGATCGCCGGCGGCACGTATGATGGCAACGGCCAGAACGGGAACACGGGGGGGTCGGAGAACTGGCACGGCATCCGCATCGGCGACCCGATCCGCCTCACGATCGTGGATACGACGTGGCAACATTTCCGCGGCGAGGGAGTCTCGGTGGACTACGCCACCACGGGTGGCGCGGGCATCGTGATTCGAAACAACCGGATCATCGAGACGGGGCGTCTGTACTGTGACGACGGAGCGGACTGCGGCGGCGGTGGCGTTTGCACGTCTGGATTCTGCACATCGGGCTCGGGCTCGGCATTCGTTCCGCGGCAGGGGATCGCCGTCACGGGCGGCTCGGTCATCATCGTCGAAGGGAACACCTGCTCGGGGCCTATGGGAGGCTATTGCATTGACATGGAAGGCGACACGGCGGGGCACACCCTGTCGAACGTGATCGTGCAGGGGAACGCCTTGCGCGGAACGGCGCAAGGCTTCATCAACCTTACGACCGTCGGCGTAGGCGACTGTAACCACTTCGTGGTGGCGAACAACACGGACGATGGTGCCGCGGAACGAGGCATCGCGGTGGAGTGCCGCAACGGCTCCGTCGTCGGCAACAATGTGTCGTCGAACACGACGGACGTGGCCGCAATCGCGGTCGGCGACTTCTCCGGCTTGGCGGGCAACCCATCACGCAGCGAGTTTGTGAGCATCACCGGGAACGTCGCCAACTACCTGGCGTCCACGGGCACGCAGTCGTCCTGCATCGACATCTCGAACGCGAAGGACGTGACGCTCGAGGGGAACTACTGTCGGGGGACGACGCAGACGGCGTGTTACGAGTCGGACGGCGGCCTGTCCGAACGCCAGCGCATCGGGGTGAACGGGTGCCAGGCGCACCTGGGCGTTCCGTACCTGTGCGACGACTTCGACCCGGGCACCGCCCCTGACGAGCGATGCTTCCTGACCGACACTACAAACGGCTACGTAGCCGCGGACCTGCCATCCACGACCCGAATGGACGGGTTCGGCATCGGTAGCACGATCTTCTGCGTCGACTGCAACGCAAACGCCACGACCGGGCTATGCGAGGCGGGCAGTGCCCCCGGCCTGATTGCGCGCAGGATCAGTACGACGCAATGGTGTTGCGCCGTGGGGGGGACGTCATGCGGGTGACCGCGCTTCTTGCGATGCTTCCATTCCTTTTTGGGGTCGGTAACACGATTCGCCCTGGCTCCCAGGTGGCACCCGATGGGCGCGTGGTGCGACGAGCGGCGGCCCCGGCCAGCCTGGACGGCGGGGCCAACCCTCTCGACTGGCGCTCCTCGTTCGAGGCCGTCTGGTACCTGGACGAGCAGGGCGTCACGGCACCCGAAGCCGACAACGCATCGGCGTGCGGAGCGGCAGGCGCGACGTGCGATCTCGTTGTTACGGTCGGGTCGCCTGCGCCGACGAACGATGCCGTGCAGGGCCGAGGAGCGATTCGGTTCGACCCGGCGGACGCGGAGGCTGTTTCGTGTGCCGATGGGACATGCACGTCGCTCGACGGAAACGGCTCGACGGACGTCCACTTCGGCGCGTTCTTCAAGTGGGACGGCTCCGGCGTGTCCGATGACATCATCTTCAACTCCTCGACGAATGCCGGGTACCAGATGGAGACGACGTCTGGGAACAAACTGCAATGCGTTGCTGGGAATGGCACCGTGACTCACGACGTCGCCAGCGTGGCGTCCGTCAACGACGGCCAGTGGCATTTCGGGGCGTGCAGCGATGGGGTGTTCCACATCAACACGCTCGACGGGGTGACCGCCGCGGAGGTCGAGACGGCGACGCCCGCGAATGACACGAGCAGCTTCGCCCTTGGATCGTCGAACGGCATCCTCGGCAACGTAGACATGGCCTGGGTGCGGAGAGGCGCGATGACGGGCACGGACCTGTGCCGCATCGGCTCGTGCGGGATCAAGGGCGACGAGTTCGGCTGCAAGTGCTCGCCCAGCAATCCCGCGACGTACACCAACACCGGTCGTAACAACCTCATGAATGCCTGTACGCTGCCGGCGTGTGACACGTTGCCGCCGGGTACGACGGGCGTCGTGGATTGGGCTCCGAGTTTCGTCGCGATCTGGGACTACGAGGAAGCCGATGGTGGGCCGTACGCGACACGCAGCGGGACGACGTGCGGCGCGGCGTGCAACCTGACGGAGACGGACCCGACGCGGATCGGCCCGGTCGCAGGGACGCAGCAGGGTGCGAAGTACATGGCGACGAGGGGGATTGGGGCGGCGTCGAGCGTCTTCGTGTCATGCGCGGATGCGACGTGCTCGGCTCTGGACCTCGCCACCACGAACAAAGTCAGCGTGGGCATGTGGATCAGGGCGCTCAGTCTCGATCCAAACCCGGGATCAAGCGCCGCCCTGTTCAACCTCACGCAAGGGCCGGCCGGTGGCGGCTACCAGATATTCGCCAGCGGCGACACAGCATGGAAGTTCAACCTGGGTGACCCAGGGGCGGGGACGCAGTACGGCACGAACACGCTGGCGATCAACATGGGCCAGTGGGACTTCGTGGCGGGGGTGTACGACAACAGCTTTCCGCTGAGCGGCAATCTGAGCATCTACCGAAGCGGCACGATCGACACGACGACGAGCACG